AAGGGTTATCGCTAGTAAGATAAGTACCACCACCAACAAGTGCTGGAGCATAGCGAATAGCATCTCTAACGGCAGAGGCTTGTGATCCTGCAATCATTAATGAAAAACCAAATTTAGGAGATTTTGAAGCTACTTTTGCAATGTTTGTAAGAGTTTTAACATTTTTCTTAGTTTCATCATCTAATATAGTATTGTATGTTCTCCCAAATTGTTTTTGTTGTCCTGATATTTTTTTACTTAATTCTAATAAATTTTTAAAACTTACTTCAGAACCAGTTTCTCCTAATGCTTGTTCTAAATATCCTCTTCTTAATGTTTTCTTTAAAACATCTCCTTGTATCTTTGGGTCTAATTCAACAGCTTTATCAATTGCTTTAAATGCTTGTTGAACTGTAGTTACATTACCTGTTTTATAAATAGCTTCACCAATTCTTTCAGGCTCTCTGGATATTATTTTAGCAAATTGTTCTGGAAACAAAGCCTCCATACCTTCTCTATATTTAGTAGAGTATAACCTATACTCTTTATATAAATTAGGGTCTAATTTTTTAGCAGCAGAATCCATAGCTTTTTCAATAGCTACTATATTTTCAGATAAAATAGGAATTAAATCGTTTCCTTTACCTCCAATACTAGTTTCTATAGACCTTTTTTTCTTTTTTAGAAAAGATACAGTTTTAAAAGCATCAGCAAAAGAAAGATCATCTTTTAAATCAGCAATCTTTTTTAATTGAGTGGTTATCTCTGAACCTAACTGTGTAGTAGGGTCTTTACTCTCTGATACTTTAGCAGCATCATTTAATGTTTTCTGTGCTTTACTTTTTATTGGACTAAAATTTACTGTTACATTTTGAGCTTTTGTTGATAAGTTTGTGTAAAAAGGAGAGACAGCACTAGACAATGCAGCGTGTCCTTCATCTACCACCTTTTGAATTGCACTTCCTATTTCTACATCATCTGCAAAACTTGTAGAACTTGCTGTATCTAATATTTTATCTTTTTCACTTGATATAGCTTTATTTATTAATTTTTCTTGAGTTTCAAAAGTTGCTTTACCAGAAAATCCTACTCTTCCTATTATATCTAATAAAGAATCAAGAGCAGAACCAGTAACTTGATACCTACTAAGGGTAGTTGGAATGTCTTGTTCTTGTAATATTTTTTGTACTGCTTGTTTTATTTCTAAATCATCAGCACCTCTTGAAAGACTAACTCCCATATCTTTTAATGTTTGTGCTGTAAATTTAAAAACTGAACCTGCTGCTGAAAATATTAAATTACCTGCCCCATCTAAAACAGCATTTTCTAAACCTCTTCTTGCTATTTCAGTTAATTTTTGTTTAGAATCTAATTTTTCTTGTTCTCCTGTAATTGCTTGTCGTATTGTTTCACCAAACATACCACCAGCACCTGCACCTAAAAGTGATTTTATAGCTAAACCTCCTCCTCCTGGTATTGCTTGAAGAGCAATGCTTCCTAACATACCTGTAAATTCAGGTATAGCTTCTACAAAAGTTTCTTTTATTGTTCTAGGTCTAGGAACAGTGCCTACAACCCTAGGAAGACCAATATCTTCGTCAGGTATTCGTTTTGGTAATTCTCCAGTTCCTAAT